GACTTGCTAAATTATATGCTTAAATATAAAATACCTCAGATTGTTACGTTGACCCCTAATTGGATGAATCGAATGGTGCGGGCATAAAAAAAGGCTATCTATCCCAGACAGCCAATCTTTTGTTAACCTTAAATCTAATACTATGAAAAACACATTGCAAAGGTACGTGTTTTCTGATAATCTCCAAATTTGCAGTAGATAATATCATGTTTTATAACAAGACTTAATGGTCATTAAGAACTTTATCTGCAATATTCATCGTACATTTGCTCCTGATATATCATCCGTTTGCCCTTTATGCATTATGCATTCGGTGCAGACGGATGATGTGTTTTCGTGAACTTATATACAGACAAACAACTATAAAACAGACGTTTATAATGAAATCAATCCAGAACAAAGGAATAAACCTCACCGCAGAAAACCTCAAAAACCGAATCGCTGACAGAAAAGAACGATATACCAAGCAGCAGGCACGACGCGAGAAATTGGAACAAACCATGGAGAACACCCGCAATGACATCGAGCAACTGGAGTATACCCTTGCACAGATGGAACGTACCGCCAAGCGCTCCCGTAATGCTGCCGTACAGCCTTCCCGTTTTGTTCCCCGCGAGCGTATCGCTAGCTTCTTTGCCCGTGTTTCCCGTTTTTTCGACCACCTTCAGCACCGCTTGCACCGTAGCTTGAACTATACTTGGTTCTGCCTTGTGCTATGCTCCCGATATACTTTTCAGAGCCGCCTGAAAAGCGTAGAACGTTGCTGTCTCACACCGGCCACGGTGCTGGGGTACTTCAAGAGGGAGAGGGAGACGTAACCAGTGACTTCGCTCTTATGGTAGAAGCAGCCTTAGGGATTAGTGCGGAACTCCTCGTTAATAGGCAGGCGAGATATAATATGGCTGTCTCTCTTAAAGAAAAATCGCTGACCGATAAGTTACATGAAATACGCAAAATGTGTGCTTCCCTATTATAGTATGAAAGTGTTGCTTTTATCAATAAGACAGTGAGGGTGTGTCATCAACCGTTTTGACACATTCATTTTTCTTGAGCAAGTTTTCTTATTGCCACTCGAACTTTCCCAGTTTTCCCTCCCATTCTAACTTTGCAACATGTTTTATTAATAAATATATGCAAAATGATAAAAGAACAAAGTTTTGAATGGCTGCTCGAGGGATGCCATCGCATTGCAGATGTGGCAGTGGCCTATTACCCAAACTACGCGTATGCCTGCTCGGCCGTAAAGGCCCTGCGCCGTTCCATTGCGGAACACGCTTGCCTGCTGAAGGATCTGACGGACCAGGGCTATACCGCCAGGACTGCCCACCTCACCCCCGTACAGATAGGCATCCTCCTGAGCTACTGGGGGATGCCCGACCACGTGAAGGATATGACCGTGAAAAATCCGTATCTTCTGGTCTCTAAAAAATATGCGAAATAGAGAATGTATTTCTAATACATTCTGATTATTTTAGTATATTATTATATAGGGTGGTGGAGGATGAGGTGAACCCCTCTCTCGCCACCTTATGTATTTCATTAATTTTTAGCCGATTCTAACCGCTTATTTGTATCCCCCTGGCTGGTCCCTTACCTTTGTCGCATTATCGAATTAAGAATAGACAAAAATGGAAAAAGAAATGAGCCCCATGACAACGGAGATGCTGAAGAAAGGCTATCTCCTCTTCCCCAAAGCCTTGTTTGAGGAACAAATGAATATGAAAACCGGAGAGAAAGCCGCCGATGCCTTCGAAGCCTTTGTCTTTGTGCTGACACACGTCAACTACAGCACGGTGACCTGCAACGTCAGGGGACACCTTTTCGACTGTGTACGTGGCGAGTCCGTACTTTCCCTGGCCCGCTGGATGGAGATATTGGGGTGGCCCCGCAACCGTACGCGCTACTTCTTCAACAAGATGTTCGACGCCGGCATCGTGGAGCGGGTGGCCAACCCCTACGTGATGCACATCCGTATCCCCGATTATGATTTCCTTACTGGCAATGCCCGTCCTAAAGCAGCCCCGCGGAAGAAGAAGGCAGCGCCGGTGGCTGGGGTGGGAGAGGACTTCTGCATCTTCTGGGAAAAGTTTCATGACATCACCGAGCATCCCAAGGTAAACATCGGCCGGGCCCGTCGCGAATGGAAAAAATTGACGGCAGGCGAGAAACAGCGGGCACTGGACAACATCGACGAATATTACGACCATCTGAACAACCAAAAATATTGTAAACAAGCCGCCACCTATCTGGCGGACAAATCTTTTGAAAATGAATATGATGACTGAAACTACTTTTTCCCACGACAGTGACCTCGAAGAAGCTGTCATCGGTGCCTGCATGATAGAGCGCGCTGCCATGCCTCTGGTGGTGGACAAACTTCGTCCCGAGATGTTCTACGAGGAGAAGAATCTGGAAATTTTTGCCGCCCTGCAATCGATGTATCGCAGCGCAAAGTCCATAGATACCATCACGCTGAAGAACGAACTGGCAGCCCGTGGCAAACTCGATGCCGTGGGCGGGCCTTACGAACTGTTACGCATCAGCTCGAAGGTCAGCTCCAGTGCTCATCTGGAGTATCATGCGCTCATCCTTAGGCAATTGCACACGCGGCGTATCATGCGTACGGGATTCCAGCAACTGCTGGCGTTCAGTGCCGACGAGTCGATGGATATTGACGACATCCTGGTGGAAGCCCATCGACTGCTGGAGGGGCTGGAGGACGAGAGCGGCGTAGCCGACCACCTTCGCTCCATAGACCGGCTGATGGACGACACACTGGCCGAGGTGGAGCAGCGTATGGAGCACGGATGCAACGGCATTACGGGTATCCCTACGGGTTTTGACGCTCTGGACCACGTTACGGCGGGCTGGCAGCGCGGCGACTTGAACATCCTTGCTGCCCGTCCGTCGGTGGGGAAGACGGCCTTTGCCCTCCACCTGGCCCGTGCCGCTGCCATGGCGGGGCGTCATGTGGTGGTCTTCAGCCTCGAAATGCAAGGCGAGCGCCTGGGCGACCGCTGGCTGCTTGCAGCTACGGAGGGGGTAGACCCGCAACACCTGCGCAGCGGCCAGCTCACACCCGGCGAGGTGAGGCAGGTGCATGAGGCGTCTGCCGAGTTGTCGCGGTTGCCCATACTGATAGACGACCATCCGATGACGAGCATGGACCGCGTGCGTTCTTCCGCCCGCCTGCTGAAGAGCAAGAATCGCTGTGACATGGTGATTGTGGACTATCTGCAACTATGTGACATGAGGAGTGACCAGAAAAACCGCAACCGCGAGCAGGAAGTGGCGCAGGCAAGCCGCAAGGCAAAGCTGCTGGCCAAGGAGCTGGATATCCCCGTACTGCTGCTGAGCCAGCTGAACCGGGCGAGCGACGGTAGCATAGACCATCGCCCCACCCTGAGCAACCTGCGCGAGAGCGGCGCCATAGAGCAGGATGCGGATATGGTAATGCTGCTTTGCCGCCCTGCCCTCTACGGCAAGACCGTCGATAAGAAGAGTACTTATCCCACCGATGGCCTGGGTATCGTCATCATAGCCAAGCACCGTAATGGCAAAACCGGTGAAGTCTATTTCCATCATAACCAAAGCATGACAAAACTGGTGGACTACATACCACCATTGGAGTGGCTGACGAGGAATGCAAAGTGATGGATGGAAATTTATAGAATACAGAGACACAAAGACACGGAGATTTTTCTTATTGCTTGAAAAACTCTGTGTCTCCGTGTTTTTTGTAGTAAAAAAAATGGCAAAATACTTGACTTCCGCTTCTTAATGTTGTATCTTTGTAATGTGCTTAAGAAAAGGAATAATCATTGATTCGGGCGCCCTATCCCTTCCCTTACCCACTTCTCTCTTGTAACTCATTTTTCTTAACTTAAACCTTAACTTTTCAAATTTATGGATGTAATTGTAGAGCGCTTCCAGCGCCGTAAAATCGTGAGCAACCCGGCTTCGCCCATGTTGTACTATCTCCGTCAGAAACCCAAGACCTGCGGCACCGTGGACATCGATGTCCTTGCCGCCTCCATTCAGAAAAACTGTGCCATGACGAAGGGCGACGTGAAGCACGTCATCGAAGCCCTGGTGGAGGAGATTCAAGGCAACCTTGCCAACGGCGACAAGGTGAAGCTGAACCAGCTGGGCACTTTCCACATGACGTTCCGCTGTCCCGGCATGGAGGCCTCGGACAAATGTACGGTGCGCAATATCTCGAAGGTGAATATCCGCTTTATCCCCGACAAGGAGCTGAAGCTGGTGAACGGCAGTACCGCCGTGACCCGCAGCCCGGCGAATGTGGGCTTTGTGCTCGACAAGCCCGAGGAGGGCGGCTCCGGCGGCGGCAATCAAGGCGGTGGTTCCGGAGGCGGCTCCGGCGACGACGGCGACCAGGGCGAAAATCCGCTGGGATAAAGAAGGAATGATTAAGGGTTAGTGATTAATGGTTAATGAACACAAGCAAATCGCTTATCGCTAATCAATCCCTAATGATTAACCATTAATCATTAGCCCTTAATCCTTAATCACTAATCCTTAACCATTAATTCTTAACTATTAATCCTTAATTTTATGAGTACAAAATCATCTGTTTGGGATAAGATTCTGAAAGTGATAATCGCTGTAGCCTCCGCGCTTATTGGTGCCCTGAGCGCCCATGCCATGACAGTGTAGCGGGTTTCCTTCACTTTTAATTTTTAATTTCTAATTTTTAATTCTCATGAGATTCATCAATCTTATCGTCGTCCATTGTTCCGCCACCCGCTGCGACCGCTGCTATACGGAGCACGACTTGACGACAGACCACCTGCGCCGGGGCTTCTCCGGCGCAGGCTATCATTTTTATATCCGCAAGAACGGTGACATCAAGTCCCTCCGTCCCTTGGCCCTGCCCGGTGCCCATGCCCGCGGTTGGAACGACAAGAGCATCGGGGTCTGTTACGAAGGCGGTCTTGACGAGTGTGGTCGCCCTGCCGATACACGCACCCCTTTCCAAAGGCACTCCCTGCGTGTGCTTGTGTTGCTGTTGCTGAAGGATTATCCCGGTTCCCGGCTGTGCGGTCACCGCGACCTGAGCCCCGACCTGAACCATAACGGGGAGATAGAGCCGGAAGAGTGGGTGAAACAATGTCCCTGTAAGGGGGACAAAACGAATTGTGTGTAAACTATGAGAGAGGGAAATGTGATGAAATGCCGATGGATAAAGGGATTGATGGATGTTGGTCTCAAATGCTGGATACAAATCGAATTGTTACATTCGGTTACATTAGGATTACATTTGACTGGCTTTTAAAACCTTCTAAACGGCTAAAAGTTACATCGACGTACAAATGTAGGCTGTTTTTTCCAAAATACAAGGGGAAACAGCCTTATTTTTTTGCTTCTAACGGACTTTCTTCTTGACGGCTACGAATAAGGTGGGATTGCTTAATAATGGCCCTACGGGTCACTTTAGAGCCTCCGTCGTATAGACCGGCATGGAGTAAGGAACTTTGTTTGATACCTATTTGAGCCTCGTCTAAAACGGTATAAATGGCACTGATGCTGCCGAAATAATAGTCCTTCTTCTCGAAAATGAGGTGAACATGGATTACCTTAGTCATATTGTTGCTATTTAGAAGTTTCTTTTGCAAAGATATTCCAAATAATTAATATATAGAAGTATTTGAATAGAAAAAAGACACTGTTTAGACCGTTTTAATAAAATAAGTAGCGAGAGGATGGAAAGCAAGTAAATGGATAAAATTGCATAGGTGGCTTATTGAATGATAAATCGTTAAAAAGTGAGTTGGGGTTACTTTTGGAGATACAGTTGGAGATACCTAAAATATGAGTCTTGTGAGATTCTTGATACAGTTGGAGATACCCTTTTAAATGATTTTAACGCAAAGATTATATATGATATTTCTTTATCGGTAGTGTTTTTTACTGTTTTTATTGGTATTTATGGGGGGATATTACGCTGTATTTTCATAGTTGGTAAAGAATAAAGTTATTGTAACTTGTTGGTATATAGTAGTATTAGAAGGAAATGAGGTATATTTGTGGCAATAAAGCGTGTGTGGGCATAATATCGCAGGATGGAGCAGTAGGTAGCTCGCATGGTTCATACCCATGAGGTCACAAGTTCGAGTCTTGTTCCTGCCACAAAATATGTTTGAAGGTGTGACGACCGTTCCCGCTAATCAGTGCTCCGGCTGAGGGAATAAAACGGCGGAGATTTAAGGTAATTGATTGATTGTTGATGGAAAACGCTCCCGGTGTTTGTGCCGGGAGCATTAATTCAAACTGTTATGAAGGGGTTATTACGTACAATATTGGATAATCATCGCGATGTAGCGATATTGAGGCATGCTATAGATACATTCGCATGTTTATTGAATGTGGGTAACAATGCAATGACAGCTTCATTCGATGATCCTTTGTTAAATGACATAATTCGCAAGATTGAAGAGTTGAAGTTAAAAGCTAATGATGAAAATTGTAAAAAGGTTACGACCTAATAAAACTGATAACTCCTGCAATACCTCCTGCTATTGACACATACGTATTCACGCTATTCCATAATTCTTGGTTGCTGTCTTGCGTAAAGTAGAAATACACAGCAGATACGGCGAATATACATATCCCTATCCATTTTTTGCTGCGACGCTCTCCCTTTGGTTGTTGATTTGCAATCTGATGGGCTGATTGAAGATATGCCATCATAGCTTGTTCTTCCTCTTCTTTTTTTAATTCTTTTTTTACAATGGGTGTGTATCCGCCAGACATAATGAATGCACGACCTGCGGGAAGCAACATGATTGCCTTTTCAAGGCCCATTCCTCCTAATATATTGATATATCCTTTACTCTGTAGCATATCCAAGTAAGCGCATAAGGTGTAAAAATCACTTTGGTCAGTGGCTTTTATTGAGGTAGTAGCATTCTCTGGAGGAAATTTTTGAAGTATTCCATCCAATATTTGGGCTTGCTCCAATGTCATATTAGTTGTAATTTAAATAATTATTTTGCCATTGTTAGTATTATAGTAGCTATTACCCCAATAGCTAATCCAATGACCAAGAAAACGCCGAAGGTGCCTACCCATTCTTTAATATTGATGATGGCTTTACATTGAGTGGCATCTTCCAAGAATTTAATCCGGCTGCCATATATAGAATATATTTTATCCAATAATTCTACTTCGCTTAAATTCTGATTTTCAGAAATAAACTTATCAATTTCCTTGTCTAAATCAACCTTTTGATATTTGCTGATTGTTTGTACATGCTTTTGTAATGCTTTGATGATTTTCATAATATTCTTATTTAATAGGTTATTAATTACTGTTTGAATGCTCTTTCTTTACTGGGCAGTGGCAGATGTTGCATTGTCGGCATTGGGCAGTGAAGAAGGTTTCTTTGTAGAAGCATTCTTCGCAGGGTTTAAACCCTCAGGATGAGAGGTGGAGGATTCGGGGTATTTGGCTTTGAGGGTGGCGAGTTCCTCGGTCATCACACGGAGTTCGGACTGGAGGTGGTCGATTTGGGCTTCTTTCTTATCGAGTTTGTCCATGAGGCGGAATACTACGGCGTCAGATGACGCAGGGATGTCTGTAGAGGGGGTGGCGGGTAGAGCAGGCGCGTCATCAGCGCGAAGCATAGGACCTTCACCGGTAAGAAGCCATTCTGAAGATAAGCCTATACATTTTGTGTATATCAATTCGGAGTCAAAGGTGTTGCGAACACCCCACGCACTGATTGTTTGTGCTGAAACCCCTAACAATGCGGCAAATTTAGCTTTGTTGCCACTTGTGTAATGCGCAATCATAGCATCTAACATACTCTTCTTGTCCATATATTGTGTGTTAAAATCTACATAATGTATATCTTTTCTTGCAAAATACTTTGTTTGTATCTACAAAATGTATAGTTTTGCAACGTCATCCAAACGGAAGACGCTCCAAATATACAGAATTAACTTTATAAACAGAAATACAATGGCAGAAAAGGAAAGATTCATCAAAGCCGATGCCGCTCAACAAGAAGCAATAGCGGCACAGTTTTTCACTACTACCCGAACTGTACGTTCGGCATTGAATTACGAGACGAACTCACCGTTCGCTAAGACACTACGTGCATACGCTCTGAATCATGGGTGTAAACTCTATGAGGTTACGTTGATTGATAATCCTTATGATAAAACAATAACCCTTTAATACAATGTATATGAATCCAACAATCAATCCGCAGGCTACGGGCTTGCAAGTGTTTTACAATTCAGAGACTGGGATAAACCTTCGTACTCAAGTAGTTAATAATGAATCATGGTTTATAGCACAAGATATTTGCAACATCCTCGGGCTCAACAATATTACCAAGGCAATGGCGGCACTTGATTTCGATGAGAAACATGGGGTTACTATTAGTAATGCTGTCGGTAATAATCAAGAAGTTAGAGCGGTCAACGAGTCCGGTTTATACCACTTGATATTCATCAGCCGCAAGTCCGAAGCCAAAGCCTTCCGCAAGTGGGTGACCAACGTCGTCCTCCCCTCCATCCGCCGCACCGGTTCCTACTCTTCCACCGGCATTCAAACACCGCTTGAAGAGCCTTCAAAGAAACTGCCATCGCCCAAGCACCGCCCCTTCTTCGAGAACTGGCAGAACTGCGTGTCTCCGCACTTGTCGGAAAGGGAGGGACACATCGTGGCATCGGAGCTGGGCGTGAGCTACAGCCATGTGCGCAAGGTATTCATGGGGACTTCTGTCAGCGAGCGCGTGGCGCGGGCATTGACGGAGAAGGCGCTGGAAAACAAGCGGCGGGGTGTGAAGTATGGGCCGCAACTGCCGATTTACGAGCAGCTGAGTTTGGAGTGGGATAATGAGGAGGTGGAGTAATAACTTTATAAATTGAATGAATATGGCGACAACAATTAGTGCAATACCCGCATCTGTGGTAATATCTCGAATAGGATATGTACATTATAAAAAATTAATAAGAGAAAAGCGCATTGAACTTGTCAGAACAGCGCGCTTTCCTTATGAGGCTTTAGTGAAAAACTCCTCTATTCTTCAGTCGCTTCTGGATCTGGATCAAGAATGTCCTCCTTGTCGCAATGCAGGAAACTGAAATCATGGAGTAGCATAAATGTTTTCAGAGCATCTGCAATGTTGTTACTCAAAAAGTGGTCGCGGAGAATGGAGATAGAGAACCGATACCAACCGGACTTCTCATCAAAGTCAAGGAATTTATAGATACCATAATAAGTTTTACAAAAGGCTTTGGCGGCTTTTTCATCCAACTGATACCCTTCCATGCCTCCACCGTCTTGATAGCGCCCCATAGTAACAGTAATAACAGAAATGCTCTCATTCAATGAATTCATAATGATTGATTTTAAAATAAGACAATGTTTATTATCAGCTACAAATGTAGCGAAACTCTTCCGGTCTGTGAAGATAGGGAGAGAGTTTTCAAAATTAATAATTAAAGAATTAATAATAAAAAGCGATATGGGCAGAAAACTGACAGAAAAAGAAGTGGCGTTCCTGCAGGAGTTGCGGGAACTGATGGCGAAGCACAGTGCCATGCTGTATTCGGAGGATGACCATGTGTGTTTCGATGTGGAGTACTCCGATGCAGATGACCCGATGGAACCGGTCATGTTACCCGATGGCATCACCGTGTTTTTCGATTTGGATGATTTCATAGAACAGAACTCTTAAACTTGACAATATATGAAAACTTGGAGACGAATTCAGAAAGTTGCCGTGGCCGTGGGTATGACCTACGGGCTGTGGCTGGGAACGAATGTTGATGCTACGGCTTCGGACAGCCGCAACGCATTTGTGATTGTGGTGTTGTCGGCCATCGTGGCGATATCGCTTTGCATGCCCGACGGAAAAGAGACTGAGACAGCTTAGAAACAGCTTGTTTTGCAAGTCCGGAGCTTCCCCTGCCATGCGGAAGCGGCCGACACCCCGGTTCGATGCCGGGGCTTGCACTAAAAAAGAAAAGATAAAGTTTCTGATTATGGAAATGTACGGTAAAATAAGGTGTGTCACTCATGTGGAACTTGTCGGAAGCGGTATTATCAGCGAGTCCAACTTGAAGAAGAAAGTCAAGGCCAAACTGATTATACAAGTTCAGCTTGGAGGGAATGGGAGAAAGGCTCTTTATGATTATCTCAGCCTTCCCACCTCCATCCGCCAAGCCTACGATGCACTATATCCCAATGCCCTTGAAGAAATGAAAGAACAATTTATGAGTAATACCATCAAGTCGGACACCCGGGCCATTGAGTTCTACAAGGCCTACGAGCCTAAAATATCGTTGGAACGCCAGCAGGAATACGTGTTGAATGCTGAGGTGATGAACGAACTGATGCGTGTGGAGAAAGAGACCGAAGCCCTGCACAGCAAGTGCGGATACAGCCGCAAATCCATCGTGTGGGAAGCAGTACAAGGTACCTGCGAGAAGCTTCGTGAACGCTATGGGCACACTTTGCCTGCTTCCCGTCTTCGGGAGAAGTTCAATGCTTACAAGAAGGCAGAATATGCCGCCCTTGTCAATAAGAACACGGGTAATCAGGTGGCCCGCAAGATTTCTCCGGACGAAGCCCGTCTGCTGCTGAAACTTCGCCGTAGCATCGTACCTCGTTATACCGAAGCACAGATATTCGAAGAGTACAACCGTCAGGCTGTGGAACGTGGGCTGAATACCATCAAGTCGCCGACCACCGTAAAGAACTACCTATATGACCAAGCTGTGATGCCGATGTGGTATGCAGCGGTTTACGGCATGCAGAAGTGGAAAGAGAAGTATTGTGCTAAACTGAAGACCAAACTTCCGCAGATGCGCGACTCTCTGTGGTACTCCGATGGAACGAAACTGAATCTTTACTATCGGGATGCCAAAGGCAAGATGTGCACTACTTCTGCCTATGAGGTGATGGATGCCTACAGTGAAACGTTCCTCGGTTATGATATAGCCCCGAAGGAAACTTTCGACAGCCAGTACCGGGCTTATCGTATGGCAGTGGAAGTGGCGGGTGTCCGTCCATACGAGATAGTGACGGATAATCAAGGCGGGCACAGCAAATTGGCGACACAAGGCTTTTTCCAGAAGATATGCCGTCTGCACAAGCCTACGATGCCCTATAACGGCCAGTCCAAAACCATTGAGAACGCATTCGGCCGCTTCCAGCAACAAATACTTCACAAGCTTTGGTTTTTTACCGGACAGAACGTGACAGCAAAGAAACTGAACAGCAAGCCGAACATTGAATTCATAGAGCAGAACGCATACGCACTTCCCACGCTGGAGGAAGTGAAAGAAATCTACCGTCAGTGCCGCGAGGAGTGGAATAACGCTCCGCATCCTGCCACCGGTATAGCCCGCATTGATATGTACCGTATGAGTGAGAATCCGGAAACGCCTGCTGTAACCGAAACGGATATGGTACAGATGTTCTGGTTGAAGAATGCCAAGACAAACACCTACACCAGCAGCGGATTGCAGTTCTGCATAGGTGACAATAAATACGAATATGAGGTCTATGCAGCCGATGGCTCGCGTGATGTGGCTTGGGCACTCCGTAATACCGGACGTTCTTTCCAGGTGATGTATGACCCTATGGACTTGACACATATCGAGTTGTGGGAGCCTACCGCTTCGGGATTGAAATACAGTGCAACCGCAACGCCGCGGGTTGATGTCAGCCGTGCCACCCAGGAACGTACTGCCGAAGAAACCAGCCGCATGCGGCTCATCATCGAGCAGAACAAGGAAATGATGGCTGCCATCCAACTGGAAGGCGAACGTTTCGACCTGGACGAACGCATTGCCGCCGAACTCTTCGGCCTCTCCACTCCGCAACCCAAGAACATCAGCGAAAAAAAGATGGACGAATACCGCAAGAAGCACGAGAAGGGCGAACTGGACGTCCCCCTTTCCCTGCCCCGGAAGCGCAAGCAGGATGAGGACGAAGCCGACATGAGACTGGAATACTCCACCGTCGGCGAATACACCAAATCCCTCTCCAACCTCGACTGGGAAGATATCGCCCTCGACCGTTTTTAAACAGCATTCAATAATCAATTAAATACCAATGGAACAATGAAAGGACTAACCTTACAGAACAAAGATGCCATCCGCGACGCGCTGATGGGCTACTGCGAAAACTACCCCACACGCAACCGTGCCAGCGAGAGCCTGCAGGGTGTCAGCGCAGCCACCGTATCGCAGATACTGAACTCCAAGTATGACAACATCTCGGACGATATGTTTACCCGCATTGCCGGCCAGATAGGCTTCAGCTTCGAGAACTGGACGCTGACCGAGAGTGATAACTTCCGGCTGGGCACTTATGTGCTGAGTGACGCACAGTTGTACAAGAACGTCACCTGGCTGGTGGGTGATGCCGGATGCGGCAAGACCACCACCGCCATCGAGTTCCGGCGCACACATAAGAATGTATTCTACATCCTTTGCTCGGAGGACATGAAGCGCAGCGACTTCGTCCGCGAGATAGCCAAACAAGTGGGCGCACCCACCGACGGTACCAACCTGCGCGACACGCTGGAGTATGCCCTGGGCATGATATCTTTCCTCAATAACCCGCTTATCATCTTCGACGAAGGTGATAAACTGACCGACTGCGTGCTGAACTACTTCATCTCCATCTATAACCGCCTGGAAGGACGTGCGGGCATCGTGTTCATGAGTACCGACTACATCAAGCGCCGCATGGAGAACGGACTTCGCTACAACAAGAAGGGCTACAAGGAGATAAACAGCCGCATCGGCCGTAAGTTCTTCGACCTCAACGCCACCACGCAGAACGACATCTATGCCATCTGCAAGGCCAACGGCATAGGGAACGAAGCCGAAATCAAGCGGATACTGAAAGACGCTTCGGCCACCGACAACGACCTGCGCCGTGTGAAGCGGAGGGTGCATGCCCAGAAACGCCGCACCGAAACCCGTGCGGAGAAAGGGGATGCGGAGTAATGGCGGAGAACAGGACATTCGACCGCAACGCCAAGGGGGTGCGCGAGGTACTGAATATAAAGTACGACACATTCCCTTTTGAAGGCAAGTGGCGCGATGCGTTCGACCTTCCCGAGCGGAAAGGAGTCTGGCTCATCTGGGGCAACTCCGCCAACGGAAAAACCACCTTTGCCATGCAACTCTGCAAGTACCTTTGCCAATTCGGACGGGTGGCCTACAACAGTATGGAAGAAGGGGTTTCCCTCACGATGAAGAATACACTGATACGATGCGGCATGATGGAGGTGAACCGCCGTTTCCTGCTTATAGACAATGAAAGCATGGAGCAGCTAAGCATCCGTCTCAAACGGCAGAAAAGCCCCGACATTGTGGTCATCGACAGCTTTCAATACACACAGATGGACTGGAAGCAGTACATTGACTTCAAGGATATGCATCCTAACAAGCTGTTGATATTCATCAGCCATGCCGACGGCAAAATTCCCGATGGGCGTGCCGCCAGAAAAGTGATGTTCAACGCTTCGCTGAAAATATATGTAGAAGGCTACCGTGCTTTCAGCAAAGGCCGCTTCGAGGGCCCGGTAGGATATTATGATATTGACCCGATAAAAGCCCCTGCCTATTGGGCGGGGAAAAACAGACCCTGGTAATGAGAACAACAATGAACAAACCCATCACCCCGCAGCAACTCAAAGCCCTGCACGCCACTTTCCACAAGCTGGGCATGGACGACGACGCACGCCACGAGTGCATCGCCTCCTTCACTTCCGGCAGGACGGCAAGCAGCAAGCATCTCACCATGACCGAAGCCCGGCTGCTGCTCTCACGCCTGAACCAGGATGACGAACAGGTGCGCAGGATGATGCTGACCGAAGCCCGGACGCTGTGCCGCAGCATCTACTTCCTCGCCTCGCAAATATCCTTCCTCAATAAGGATTATCCTACCGATACACAGGAAGACTTCGAGATGAATAAGGCAAAGATTGACGTATGGGCACGTAAGTACAGCCGATTCCACAAGAATGTCAATCAGATGAACGTGGCGGAGCTGAAGGAAGTGAAGAAGCAGCTGGAGGCGATAGCCCGGAAGGAGAAGACAAGGCAAATTAAAGAATGAATAATTAAAGAATGAAAAGCGATATGAGAACGAAACAGGAAATCAGGCAGGCAGTGGCGATACTCCGTCACAAAGGCGACCGCATCAGCATGCTTCAGGCAGCTACGCTGGAGGAAGGCAGAAACGAGGCGTGGGTATTCGCCACTTATGTGACTTCTGTTCCCGAAGGAGCCAAGGATGAAGCCGCATTCTTTGCCGCCCGCGACGCCGCCCGGTTTGCCGCCGGGCACATCGGGCTGGAGGAGCTGATACCGGACGTGCAGAGCATGACGGCGGCGGACTTCGCGGCGGCAGGAGCACTGGGAACGATGGATGAGCCGAAGCGGAAGAGAGAGAAACAGACAGTCAGCGTGCAGGAATTCGAGGCCCTAAAACGCAAGGTCAGGCAACTGGAAGGCTTCGTGGAGGACTTGCTGAAAGAACGCCGTCAGCGTGCCGAATATCAGAAGCTGCCGGACACCAACCGTGCCGACTTCATCGGCCAGAAGGAAGCGACGGAACTTGTGGGATGCAGTCGTGAAACGCTGAATGCCTGGCAACGTAAAGGCTTTATCACCGGTTATCGCAAGGCGGGGCTGGTCTATTACAGCAAAAGTGAGCTTGCGGCCAGTTCCGTTGTGCAGAACTTCATCAATATAAAAGATAGGAGGAAATAAGTATGAAAGACCGCAGCACCGGCTACATGCCCCGAAACTACACCTCCGACCGCAGGGAACGCCACAGCCTGCTTGCCGTACAGCTCGAGGCCAGCGCCGACCGCATCTGCGACCTGCAGGACCGCTTGATGGCGGGCACTTCCGCCCTGAAACCGATAGAGTACGACCGCCTGCTTGATGACTACCGTGCCGAACTCGTCCGCTACGACCGCATCGACCGGGAACTGGTGGAGCTCGAGGCGCCCACAAAGACCAAGGAGTACATCGAAGGGCGGCGTATATACCAGCAGTACAAGAACAAGATAAATTATTAACCCTATAAAACGATAAGGATTATGGCAAGAACCAAGAAAACATTAGTCAGCGGCGTCAGCCGCGAGCAGGCCGAGCAGGCGTTCGCCGACTTTGCGGCAGCCGATGCCCAAGTACAGAACCTGACCTCCAAGATGGACATCGAGATGACCCGTGTCCGCGAAAAGTATGCCGGACGGCTGGCCGAACTCTCCGACGTGAAGGACGGAGCCTTTGAAATCATGCAGGCGTATGCCGTGGAGAACAAGGAAGAACTGTTCGCCAAGAAGAAGAGTGTGGAATCAGCCCACGGCGTGTTCGGTTTCCGCACCGGCACACCGAAGCTGAAGAACCTGAAGGGCTTCACCTGGGCGGCGGTGACCAACCTCTGCAAGGAGCTTCTCCCCTCGTACATCCGCACATCGGAGGAACTGGCGAAGGACAAGCTGCTGGCCGACCGCGAACTGCCCGAAGTGGCGGAGTACTTCCCCAAGATAGGCGTGCAGGTGGTGCAGGACGAGACGTTCTATGTGGAACCCAAGAAAGAGAACGATGCAGCTCCGCAGTGACATGAAAGAGATACACCGCTGGTACCAATACCGTCCGTGCGGCAGATGCTGGGCGGTGTATCTCGATGTCACTTACCGCCAGGGTGACAGTTTCCCTCCGAAGATATCGACACACGGGACAAAGGTGGGGGAATGTCTGACCAGGGAAGAGGCGCGGCGGGAGGTGTACAGACTGAACGGTTGGACCTATAAAGAAAGGGAAGCATGAGCGTGAAACAGAACGGGGTGCTAATAACTGCACCCCTCTTCGGAACGGGACGTGAGACCGTAGGGGAATTCCTCGGGTATTCCTGCGGCTATTGCCAGGGCAACGGCTGGCTCTGGAATCCGGAAGTCATCCATGAGCGGGTGAAGATGCCCTGCCCGAAATGTGGCGGTACCGGGAAGGTGAAGGGTATCGTTACGGTGGAATGGGTGCCGGACGGGGAAGTGAAGGCCTGCTTCAAAGAGAATTCAAACAATGTTTAAATCCTGATACAGACCATGCAGCGTATTCCCGTGAAATACATCGTACAGATAGACAATTTCCGCGTAGCAGATTTCATCTTCTACTGGAACTACTACGAACAGCCGTGCTCCCTGCTTCTGCAGAAGCCCAAGACTGAAGGCTTGACCGCCATCAAGATGGTGGTGGACAGTGACGAAGCCGCAAGTTTCCTGCTCAGGGCGAAGGAGAAGACGGGGTGCAGGCTGTATCAAGTGGATTAATCAAAAACAATATAGAAAGGAATCAAATGAGAACACCAATTACATACTACGGAGGTAAGCAGCAGCTGGCATCCAAAATTATTTCCATGATGCCGGCGCATAAGATTTACTGCGAGCCTTTCTTTGGTGGCGGTGCTGTTTTCTTCCAAAAACCGAAAAGTTATCTTGAGGTAATCAATGACAAGAATGATAGGTTAATCACTTTCTACCGGCAGGTGCAAGAACATTTCGACGAATTGCGCTACCTGGTAGAGAACACTCTTCATTCGGAAACAGAATACCTGAAGGCTAAAGATTTCTATAACGGTCGGGTTCCGGCCGGAGACTTAGAGATAGCTTGGTCGGTATGGATGATTACCAATGGTTCGTTTTCCGGAAGTATGCACGGTGGCTGGAAATGGTGTAATGGCTCGGCAGGAAGCCATACCGGTGTGTTCATGCGAAACAAGCGTTCCGAGTTTAACGAAACCCTCCGTTCTCGTCTGGCCGAGGTACAGATTTCCTGCCGGGATGCTCTGGATGTTATTAAGCAACGAGACACACCGGAAACGTTCTTCTACCTGGACCCACCTTATCCCGGATGTACTCAAGGTCATTACCGTGGATATACCCACGAAGAATTGTTCCAGATGCTCACCGTCCTGCAGGGAATAAAAGGAAAATTCATCTTATCTAACTTTTGGTGCCAGACATTACGGTACTTCGTTGCTGTGAATAAATGGCACGTTGAAAAGATAGATATGCCTCTCAAAGTCGCCAATCTCACTAAGGCGAAACGTAAGACAGAGATTTTAATAAGTAACTATGAGCTAAACCCGATGTTGTTTGGCTAAAAACAAATCAGAAATGAATCAATCTTATCCCAGTGTGGTTTGACCGCCTATCCGGGAACAAGGTATGTTCTTGTGGCTGTTTTGCACATTTCGTGATTGAAAAGTTGGCAAACTCGCGGAAAATGCCGTTATTTGTAGCGTGTTCAAAATGGAAGTATGAATGATTCCGATACATGAACCTTTTGGGTAAGCAAGTGTTTTATAAGATATAATCAATATAGAATGGAGGCAAATATGTGTGTAATAAAAGAAATTGGTCGGTTCTTGAAGAAAGGGGCAGATACGTTTCGTGAAGCTTCCCAAGGACGATATTACGAAGAATCAGAGGCTATTGATGAACTGAAAAAGGAGATGTTTGGCAAAGAAGAAAAGCGCTCCGATGACAAGGCTAATCTGTTACGTGACCGCAGATCCGTAGAAGGCGATGTACGTAAATCATTGACTAATTTGGTTGTAGGATAATAATGGGAAAACAAGAAATCAAACAGAAGGAGACACAAGTTTCTACCAATGGAGGCATAGGAAAGCAATTGGAACAAACTTTTACGGTGGATGATAATTGTTTGCCCTCACCAGGTGAATTACAGGCTTATAAGAATATTGACCCTCGAATAGTGGATTATTTAATAGATGCTTCAGTCAAAGAGCAAACGCATCGTCATGCAATGGATAAGCAGAAACTTCAAATTATAAAGAAAACGGAAGGACGTATTGGAAGAATGAATTGGTGGGGAATGTTCTTTGCTTTTCTTTGTATACTTGTCTTTTCGACAGTTACAGGTTACGCTTTGTATTTGGATAAGCCTTGGTTTGCCGGTATAATGGGAGGTGCTGTGTTGATTTCAATTGTCTCAATATTCGTCAAGGGTAATTCGGAAGAGAATTCAGCAAAAAAGAAATGATGGTTGCTTTCTCTCAACCAGTAATAAGGTAAAAGCCGCTGCGGTCCTCCCGTCAGCGGCTTTCTTTTTGTCTTTTTGTTCTTCTGTCCAAGAGCCTCACTCTCCCGGTTCCCCCAGGCACTCCGTTATCGCCTCATGCTGCAGCGGTGTCAATGCCCGCTGCCGGGGCTTGTAGTGCAGTTTCTCCAGCCGGGCCTGCAGCTCCGGGTTCAGCTTTATCCAGCGGTGCAGCTGCGCCGAGGCGCTGCGGGGCGTGGAGCGGGGGAAGTAGGCTTGTGCCAGGTCACTCATGTAGATTGCGTTCAACATTTTATTTACGATTTTACGATTTACCATTTACGATTTAAAGCCACCCTGCGGCGGCATAAAAAAAACTACCCGCAAGCAACCGGTCGGCTACTTACGGGTAGTTGGTCATTTACTACGGGGTAGTCTGTGAACTACTACGGGGTAGTTTCTCATCCCAGCGGGTTTTCGCCCTGGTCGCCGTCGCTGCCTCCCCCGGTATTTCCTCCTCCGGTGTTTTCGTCATCGGGCAGGGGTGCTTCACCCTTCTTGGCCACGCGCTTGAAGGTAAGCCCGCCGTCACCCGCACGGGTGGCCGCCTTGATGGGCTTGCCGGGGCGGAACTGGACGGTGGCTTCGGTGATGTTGGCGCTGGTGAACTTCTTCTCGGTTTCGGCACCGGTGCTGCACAGCTGCAGCTGGAAGCTACCGAAGTTCTCCAGGCGCACAATCTTGCCTGCCGCCAGGTTCTTGTTGACTTGCTTAATCAATGCTCGGATGGCGTTCAGCACGTCACCGTCGGTCAGGGAGGTGGCGTAGGAGATTTCCTCGGCCATCTCGTCCATGGTTACTTCGCCTGCGGCTTGCGCCTTGGCGTAGAAAAGTTTGGGGGCGCTGTCGTCGCCCGGCATGCTGCTCATCTGAGCAAGGGAGTAGTTTACCATTTCATTTACGATTTTACAATTTACGATTTACAATTTGGCTGCGCTGTACGGGCGTGTACAAATTGCGTTCACTCTGTCTTGTTTCGCGAAGAAGACGGTGCAAAGGTGGGCGAAACGGGCTATTCCGTGTTGTAGTAGGTGCTTTTCGGCGGCATTAGTTGCATTAATGGGTGTTTATAATTATTTTTGCATAGGGTTTTCAGACAGTTTCAAGGTAATCACAAATCAGTTTTTCAGGGTATGAAGAAATATCATCGTTCCATTGTCGGCCGGAGCTATGCGCACCGGGTGAAGGAAATTCTCCGCATCTACGACGAGCACAGCCGCAGCGGCCTGAGTAACCGCGAGATTCTTCGCCGCTACATCCGGCCGCTCTATCCCATCTGCGAAAAGACATTCTACAATATCATCAACGCCAGTGCCGACCCGCGCGTGCTGCGCCAGCAGGAGGAACTGGAACGCCAGTTGTCGCTATTCTGAATACGGCTCGTCCACGCTCGTGGAGTACTCCGTTTCGTATACCTTTATCTCGCCGGGCAGGGCATAGAATTTGCTGGTGCGGCGTGTCAGTGGCGAGCTGCATCCGTCGAACTGCCAGCCGCGCAGGCATGCGTCCAGCCGGTCGGCCGCCTGCATGCGTTCGGAGGCGTGCTGCGCTTGCGGGGCATCGCTGTGGCAGTCGAAGGCCAGGTAGACGCTGAGGGTGCAGTGTCCGTGCTGCCGGTTGTCCTTCTGGTTGCTCCATGCCGTTTCCAGCGGGCTGAGGAGGATACAGGGGAAGGTTACGGGATATTGTTCCCCGCCATTCTTCAGGGCATCCAGCTGGCCATAATCTTCGTCGATAAGGGAGACGGTGTCGCCCATTGTTCCGGCTATCTGCTGCCGGAGGTCATTGAATAGTTGTTCCATTGTTTTAAGAATCAATTTGGTTACGTATTGTGCAAAATTCATCATCTTCTGCGTGATTCGGAAAAAACCGGGGAACGGTTACCAAACTATGTGTAGCGGTTACGCACTTGTGTGTAACCGCTACACGCTTTTTTGTACGCTTGCATCCTTCGGTGTAGCTTTGCGTCAGATTGATAAACGTAACCGACATGTATCGAAGAATGCAAAACATAGACCGAATGCCCCGGGGACTGCGCAACAACAATCCCGGCAATATCCGACTTTCTGCCACCACCTGTTGGCAAGGGGAGATGCGCCCCTCGCAGGACAAGTCGTTCTGCCAGTTCCGGACGATGGGCTACGGCTACCGTGCTCTCATCAAGCTGTTGCAGAATTACCGCCGCCTCTATGGATACCGCACGGTGGCCGACTTTATCAATCGCTGGGCACCTCCTTCGGAGAATGATACATCGGGCTACATCCGGCATGTATGCACAGCCATGCAGGTTCCTGCCACCTGCGTGCCCGATGTGTCCGACCGTGCCACCATGTGCGCCTTGGCAGCAGCCATTTCGCAAGTAGAGAATGGAGTGCCTGCCGTGATGGCCGACGTGGAAGCCGGCTGGAACCTCTTGTAAATCGTATATAAAGGAATGAACGAATTTTGGAACATATTGGCGTCTGCGCTGTCCGGTGGTCTCGCGGTCCAGGTCATCAACTGGGTCCGCAACCGGCGGCTTTCCAAGGCACGCCAGGGAGGCGACATCGATGCCACCTATATAGACAACATCAATATGCTCCGCGAAGAACTGATAAAGATTCAAGATGAAAACCGAAAACTCTACAGGGCCATTGCCCGGCTGGACCGCACGGTGGCGAAAGCTGTTTCTTGCCGTCATTGGGACGATTGCCCTGTCCGGGGCGAGTTGCAGAAGTCCGGCTCCGATGGTGACTACCGTCCGCAGCCTAAGCGACAGTGTGCAAAGCGCAAGACAATCCGTTCTGACCCTCCTGCCCGTTCCGGCCAGCGAAGTGAAGATGGCATTGCCGATGGACCGCCTGGCTGTGCTGCCCGAGGGGGCGGGATATAGCGGGCGCAGCGGACAGGCCACGGCCAGCGTGATACGCGGCAGCGGCGATACTTTGATATTCACCTCCACCTGCGACAGCCTGGCCCGCCGGGTGATTGCCCTCCGTGAAGAGCTGACCCGCATCCGCAGTGAAACCGTCCGTGCAGTAGAGGAGCAACCGCCGGAAGTGCTGCATAGCCCCACCGGGTGGCAGTGGTTCTGGATAAGAACCGGACAAGCGGCGGCAGCTGTACTGTCTTTAAGCATTGTTTACGGGCTCCTCAAGCGGCGTCTGAAAACTCGAAAATCATAGTTTATAATTCATAATTCAAAAAAAAAGTACTTATGGCAAAACAAGGATATGTGAACGGCAGTGACCTGCTGATGAGCATTGGTGGCAAAGCGTGCGGACATTGCACCAGCCACACCGCCACTTATAACAGCGAAACGAAAGATCGCGCAGTGAAACCCGCCTCTACAGAGTCGGCAGCCAATGCCGGATTGTTCAAGGAAAAGACCGTGACAGGACTCAGTGTCCAGGTGAAGTGCGAAGGCCTCCGCTTCTATGGCGAAGAGGAAAACGGCATGAAGGAACTGCTGGCCAAGTGGAAAACCGGTGCTACGGTAGAGCTCAAAGGCTTTGCCCGCGGCAGCGATGCAGCACCCTACATGAGCGGCAACTTCATCATCTCCACCCTCGAAGAGGCAGCGCCTGCAGGTGATGATACCACTTACAACGCTACCTTCGATAACACCGGAGTGGTGACCATCGACGAAGCGAAAGTAGACGGTACCGTACAAGGATGATGCTATGAAGAAGATTCAAGTATATGGTAAGGAGTACCCCATGCGCATGACCATGGGGGCTATGCTCCGCTTCAAGCGTGAGACGGATCGGGATGTGAGCGAGATTGGCACGGACGTAAGCCTGATGGTAACCTTCCTCTTCTGCTGCGTGGCAAGTGCCTGCAATGCCGACGGTGTGGCCTTCGACCTGGATATCGACAAGTTTGCCGACGGGCTGGGCATGGATATGCTGAATGAGTTTGCAGAAACCATGCAGGAAGACGTTGACGAGTCAAAAAAAAAGCCGGAGACGATATCCCCGCAGACATTGACGAACTGATGGGACTGGCCGTGGGGAGTATCGGCATGAGTCTGACGGACTTCTGCCGATGCGCTCCTCGCGAATTCTTCTGTATCTACAGGCATTGGGAGCGGACGCAGGTGCGCGATCCTTGGGAACGTGCCCGGTTCCTGGCATGCTGCGTGCTGCAACCGTATAGCAAAAAGGCGTTGAAGGCGACGGATGTGTGCCGGTTTGGTTGGGACAAGGCACAAGAAGCCGCAGTGCTGGTAGCGGAAAGCACCCGCGAGCGGTTTGAAGAACTGAAGCAGAGGGCGGAGATTAAAATGGAATGATTTTTTCTTTTATAATAAAGTAATAGAATGGATATGTTTAAGAAAATAAAAGTTTTGGGCAGCGGCATGGGGAAGGACTATTTTTGTTCTTTCCGTTGTCGGAGGGCTTCTTCCTTTTTCTTTCTTTTCTCTTCTTTTTGCAGACGGATAACTTCTCTTAGCTGTGCATTGTGCTCTTTCATTTGTCGAAGTTCCTCTTTACGCCGTCGGCTTCTTTCTGCTCCTCTGACATTACTTTCATGCAGCTTTCTGGCAAGCCATCCGTACTTTTCCGGGTCGTCGGGTTCCTTCTTTTTCTCCCAATCAGACCATTTAACTCCAAAGAAAATTTGGGTTGAAGTATCACTGCGTCCGCACCGAAGCACAATGTACAATATGACTACAATTATATAGAAAATGATATATCCCATTATTCAGCAAAGTTATTAAAATAATAGTTCACAAAGATATGGAAAAGAATTCATACACAATAGATTTTGATTTGAAAAATAATCCTTCTGAAATTCTTAGGGATATCAATGGGCTTTTGGTGGAGATACAAAAGAATTCCGGGATAATGGGCTTGGGATTACACGGTAAATTGAGCAGAACTGCTTTTACATACAATGCTTATTTCAGTTCTGCCTTTGCCCGTTTTTTCTCTTCTTTCAGCAGTCTTTTCCGTTCTTTCTCCTTTTGCTTCTCTTCTTCTTTCAGGCGGAGGGCTTCTTCCTTTTTCTTTCTTTTCTCTTCCTTTTGGAGGCGGATAACTTCTCTTAGTTGGGCAATCTGTTCATCCAATTGGCGGCCTTTTTCTTCCTTCTTCCGAAGTCTTTCTTCTGCTTTTAGGTTACTCTCATGCAGTTTTCTGGCCAGCCAACCGTATTTTTCTGGGTCGTTAGGTTCTTTCTTCTTCGGATTAGGACCTTGGGTTCCAAAGAAAACTTGGTGCATGATACTACCGCGTCCACACCGGAGTAGCATGTATAATATGACTACAATTATATAGAAAATGATATATCCCATTGTTCGGTACAGTTAATATAATAATAGTTCACAAATATATGGAAAAGAATTCATACACAATAGATTTCGATTTGAAAAACAATCCTTCTGAAATTCTTAGGGATATCAATGGGCTTTTGGTGGAGATACAAAAGAATTCCGGGATAATGGCCGAAGGGATGGCACAGCAAATGTCTGCAATGCAAGGACCGATAGATGAAGCACGACAAAAGTGGTTGGACATGTCGGGTTCTGTAGGAGCCTATTTTGCTGTTTTCTCAGAAAACTCTTCAGGAATAGCAGTTCTAATGAATTTAGGCGAGAAACTCTCAAACCTCAAAGGAGCAACTGAAATAGGCGCAAAGGCCCAAGTTATGTATAGAGACGTTCTTAAAACTGTGTCTAATAGTTTGAGTGAGTATAAAACACAAGTTTTAGCCGCCCAAGCCGCCATCTCCACCACCACCGGCGCCACCAAGGCTCTGAACATCGCCATTGCCGCCAGTCCCTACATTCTGGCTGCCGCTGCCGTTGCCGCTTTGGCCGTAGGTGTTTATAAGCTCTGCACATCCTCCGATGAGGCTACAGGCGCACAGAAGCGCCTGAACGACGTGATGCTGGGAATGCACACCGAAATAGCCCGCGAGCAGACTGCACTGGATGCCTTGTTCGAACCCCTGAACCGGGCAAAAGCAGGAACCGAAGAGTGGCAGAAAGCAAAAGATGCCATCGTTGCCAAATACGGCGGATATCTGGAGAAAGTGGGTGTGGAAATAAACAGCGTAGACACCGCCTGCACTGCCTATAGCAAGCTGAGCCAAGCCATACAGAACACCGCCCGCGCCCGCGCCATGGAGAAAGCCACAGCCGGAGCCGGAGAAGCATACGCAGCCACCGAAGGCAATGCACTGAAGAACATCCGCCGGCAACTGTACAGCGGCATAGGCCAGGGCGCCGGAAAGATTACAGCCGGCCAAGCCGGAAAGGCATGGGCGCAGATACGTGCTGCCGTGCGTAGCGGTGCGGACATTCCGCAGGAAGCAAAGACCATTTTGGAGCAGACCGATACCGCATATACCGACCAGTTCGGGGTGCACACCATGAGCCCCATTGCCGGATACATCTACCGCCAAGTGGAGGAGGTGCGCAAAGCAAACGCTGCCTACAAAGACGAGCTGGCAGATGCGCAGGCCATGTTTGGAGGCAGTGGTGCCTCTCTGCTGAGTGCAGCAGGCAAAACACCGCCAACGCCGCAGCATACTTCAGGCAAAACCTACACACGCCAGCATGCCAAGGCAGCAAACACCACCAACCAGCCGGAGCAGCCCCGCAATGAAGCCCTACGCACGCCGAGGCCCACGAAGCTGGGAGGTGCCGCCACGTCGCCCATAAGAGATGCCATGAGGCCGTCTGCCGGAAGGGGAGGAGCGCTGGACGGATTCAGCATTCCGGAGATGAACTTTGAAAAACCGCTGACTGGCATGGAAGCCTGGAACCAAGCACTCCAAGCCGCCCACGAAAAGCACGCCATGACCATAGAGTCGCTGGGTGCCATGGGCAGCGCCATGGGCTCGCTGGGCAGCATGATAGGCGGGCAGGCCGGTGCCTGGCTTGACTGGGGAGGGAATATGCTGAACGCCATTGCGCAGGCTCTTCCCCAACTGGCAGCACTGTGCACGGCAAACACCGCCTCGGCGGCCACCGGCGCGGCATCTTCCGTAGCAAGCATACCTTTGGTGGGCCCGATAATGGCCGTGGCTGCCGTGGCAAGCGTACTGGCGGCTTTGGCCGGCTTGCCCAAGTTTGCCAACGGTGGCCTTGCCTACGGCCCCACGCTGGGACTCTTCGGCGAATATGCCGGAGCAAGCAACAACCCCGAAGTGGTGGCACCGCTCAGCCGGTTGCGGCAGCTGATACAGCCCGCCGGATATGGAAGCATGGCGGGTGACGTGAGATTCCGCATCGACGGGCGTGCACTGACAGGAATACTGGAACGGGAAACAAGCCTGACCAGGAGAAGCTGATTCAAACCTTATTCAAACGATATTTAAACAGCGATTAAAATGACACAATACCTACGATATTCAGGCAAATACCTCAGCCGCAAAAATGTGGTGTGGGAGGTGGGCATCAGTCAGGAAGCAGACGGGGCATATCCTGCCGTCGGCGTCCTCAACTTCCCGGCCGACGAACCGTTGGTGATAGAGTGGAGGCATACGGACAAGCACGAAGTGATATGCGGCAGTATCGCCACACTGACCGTAACCAGTCCCGGCGACCGCACCTACGAGGATTTGTATACCATCGCTCCCGGCAGCATCCGCCTGGATGTGCTGCGGAACGGGCTGCTCTATTGGAGCGGTACGCTGGACCCGGAGTTCTACGAAGAACCTTATGCTTACGGAAAAGAATATGAGGTGGCACTGACCTTCAGTGACTTCGGCATACTGGACAGGCTGAAGTATAATCTGTCCGGGATGCAGACCGTCAGAAAGTTATTGGTGCAGGCACTGGGAAGAAGCCGAATGAACTATACGGAGGTAGATGAAAGTTTGATAAGCACTTCGCTCACTGCGGGCGGTGCAGCTGTGAGAATGGCTGACTTGATGGTCCGTAGTGACAACTTCTACGATGAAGACGGTGAAGCATGCAATTTGAAAGAGGTGCTGGAAGGCATGCTGCAACCGCTCTCTTTGCGGATGGTACAACGGGCTGGCAAGATATGGATATACGACCTGAACGGGCTGTATGCCGGAGCGGAGGAAAAGGCTGTTGGATGGTGTGATACAAACCAGGTTATGGGGACAGATGTAGTCTATAACAATGCTAAAATCACGTGGAGCACTTATGCCCAGGATGGAAACCTTACTGTGAAGGACTGCTGGACAAATAGTGTTGATGCCCGGTTGATTGCACTGAATATGCTCGACGGACGTACAAAAGATGGCTCTACCTATTATTCCTACCACTACAGCACTAATCTGAGGGATTGGATAGATGCCACGGACAGCGGATTCACCTTCTGGGTAAACAAGGAAGGTGCCGGAGCAAGCGGGCTGATGGATGGAGTGAAATTCTTCAAGATGGTACCACAGAACGATGGAACGGAATGCGAAGGAATTGCTTTGTTCTATACCTCTTATCAGGGCATCAAGGTGGGGAGTAGCAGTAACTGGTCGGCTTCGTTGAGGCGAAATTCATTCGGCATCAATCCGAACTACATGAAGGGAACGCTTGCCGCCACCGGTCCGGCACTATTTAAGGCAGATGGGGTATGGTTGCCTCCTGTTGATGATGCAAGCAGCCTTCGGGTGAAAATATGCGTGGAAATGCTGATGGACCCGCGGTTCAATCCTTATGAATCCTCGGCCAAGTTGATTGACGGTGTGGACCAAAGAGACTGGGAAGATAAATGGAACTCTCGTGGCAACTTCGTATATGTGCCCATTACAATAAAATACAGACCGGATGATAGTAGCAAGGTCTATTGCTGGACTAACAAAGATATTGTTTCCACGAAAGTAGACTATCCGGTGAGGACACTGACGGGAACTTTAGGACGCTGGGTTGAATGCACTGGCATGAACGAGGACAGCCCGGAAGTGTGGGGATATCTATGCTATTACAATACGGAAGATCATGCGGCACGGTCAGGTGTAGTGGGCTGGAAGAAGAATTGTCCCGCTATCAATCCGCATACGAAAGACCTCGTGACTGCCCTTGCGAAAACGAATGACGGGCAGTTAGTTCCTTATCCGGATTTCGGCAATGGCGGTGGTACATTATGGGTTGAAGTCCGTTCGAAAGGCTGGATAATAAGTGACGGAGGAATAAATTTGAGTGCAACCGAAGTGATAGATACACGTGGACTGTGGGAAAGATACAGTTGGTTGTTGATGAAGCTGCCCGAAGTGGAGATTTTGAACAATGCCCAATTTGGCACGGAGATAGATACTGAGGATGTGGAGTATAGTGCATACATCAACAAGGCTGCCAAAGAGGACATCAAGATAGACACTATTTGCGGTACCTGCGAGAGTGGGGCCGAGACGGCAAGGGGAGCCTATTTTGCATCCACTACCGGAAAGATGATAAGGAAACTGTCCAGAGGCGGGCGTACCACCCAAGCGGAAGAACTTCTTATCGGTACCTTGTATAGTCAATATTCCGAACGTAGGACCAAACTGTGTGGAACTGCAGACATATTGTCTGACGGAATGTGCTTATATACGGAGGCTTGCCAAAAAGACAAGCGTTTCATCTGTCTGGCTGACGTGCAAGATACAATATCGGACGAAAGCGAACTCGAAATGGTGGAGCTCCGTCCGGACGAATATAAATCGGATAAAGAATGATAGAAAGGCTTTGAATATGGATAAGAAATATATATCGTCGGTAGTCAAGAGGGAAGCCCGCCCGCGCAGCAAGCGGCTTCGCGAACTGGGTGCATCCGGTTCTTCCGGTTCATCGGGTTCGGTGATATCGGGTGGAGACACTATTGTGGCATCCGGCAGTGCCGCGCTGGAAACGGATGTAACATCGAATGCCGCCAAGACCGGGCACATAGAAACCGGACAGGTGTTGGTCAAAGGCATGACCTTCACTCAATTTGTCAAGGCATTGCTGTTTAGGCCCGTACCCGCCACGCTTGACGGCTGTTTGTCGACCGCCAACGATGTGGAGTACGGCTCGACAAAGGGGAACATAACCTACACGGCTACCCGCAACGGCAACGGTGCAATGACAAAGGCGTACTATGACAACGACGAGAAGAACAAACTTGAATTTTCCGCTGAGAATAACGGTGTGCAGACAGCTGTACGCAATCTGACGGGTAACTATACACAGAATGAAACCTACAAGGCAACTGTTGTGTACGCGGAAAGTGCGGACAAGTCGATACCAGAAACAACGCTGAATAATACGATCAGTGTAAATGTCCGCCGCAAGTGGTTTGCCGGGGTGGTGGATGCGGTGCCCACAACGGGGGCGCAAGTGCGGGCGCTGGGCAGCAGCGGATTCTATACCGGAGCAGGCAGCTACAAGTTCAGTGTAGGCCGGTGGAAAACCATCGTGATTTGCATTCCGGAAGGAACAGTGAACGAACTCACCCTGACGGCATATCCCGGAAACTTCATCGAAGACGCCGGAGTGTGCAGCGGCCCCGCCCCCATCTCCGTGGAGGGCGCCAACGGCAGCACGGCCAAGGACTACAGCATGTGGGTGATACGGACCGACGGCACGAACGATGCCGATACATTCACATTCAAAACGAGTTGACATGGTAAAGATAAACGGAAGCAGCTTCGCGCTGCAATACAAGAGGACAACGTACCGGCCTATCGACAGCTCGTCTGTATTCGATACCATAGAGGACGCACGCGTATACGCGAGGAACACTGACGCCGAAGCCTATTTCCCCTATGCGGGACAGCTCGTGTCGACCCTTGAGAACGGGGGTGCCGTCTACAAGCTGTCGAAGGACGACAGCATACCGGAGACCGACGGGAAGAGGCACTTCAAGCTTGACCCCATAGGCAGCAAGAACGACAACGACGACCGCTACGTGCGCAAGGATATCGCCGAGACCATCGAGAAGCTGATGACCTTCATCGAGGGCATCAACGTGAAGGGTACGGCAACGCTGAACGAGATTATACTGCTGAAAGATATTGTATCAAAAAACTTTGCCGCCGGTGGCAGCGGTTTCGGCATCTACCGGGACGCGGACGGCAACTACCATCTCGACATCGACTTTGTGGACATCCGGAAGAAGCTGAGCGTGGAGGACATCCAGGTGCAGCAGTCCACCTATGTCGGGGGCAGGCAGTACAATACCGGTGGTGGCATCATCTGCAACCGCGTGGAGGACAAGGGCGCATACTGGCGCTGCTATTTCAAGACCACTGATTCGGAGGGTCGTACCGTATACAACACCTTCCAGGAGGATGACCAGGCCATCTGCGAGACGTTCAACCTGAAATCGGGCAACCACTACTACTGGCGGCTCGTAGTGGGCGTGGGAGACGACTACATAGACCTCTCCAAGGACGACTGTGCATCGGGCAGCGACATCCTGCTTGCCGGAGACAGCACCGTGCAGCTCGGCAACCGGACGGACACGGGCCGACAGGGTGCCATTGTATGGGACAGCGTTACCGCCGGAGGGCCTTATGTGCGCATATACAATGGGATAAACTCGTACACGATGCCCGAACCGTTGATTGACTTCAATACGGTGCTCAGCGAGATTACCGCCAAGTTCATCAACCAGGCCACGGGTAAGGACATGGACAAGACCCTTGACGACATGCAGGTGGACATGGACCTAATAAAGCAGCAGACCGACAAGGAGTACACGATGTGGTTCTACGGCTATGAGCCTACACTTGGCAACATTCCCGCTTCGGAGTGGACTACCGCGGAGCTGAAGGCCATGCACGACCAGGACCTGTTCTACAACACCGCTACCGGGCAGGGCTACCGGTTCGAGTCGGGTGTCTGGAATGAAATCACCGACCATCTGACGCTGAAGGCTCTGGAAGATGCTGCCAAAGCGCAAGATACGGCAGACAGCAAACGGCGTACATTCGTGTCGCAGCCTACCACATTTGATGACTATGATGTGGGAGACATATGGTTGAATGCGACATATAATGACGGCACTATAACTTATAAGAATGATGCCCTTGTTTGTATTCGCGCAAAAAAAGCCGGGGAAAACTTCTACATATCCGATTGGCAGCCTTCCTCCACTGCAACGACAGCCTATATCGAGAATCTGGGAGACCGCATCACGCTTGCGGTGACGGATTCGGAAAATGGCATTGCCGAAGCTACGAGGCTCGCGAATCAAGGGATAAGTGATGCCTACGATGCCTATTATGCCGCACGGGGAGCGCAGAGTACGGCGGATGAGAATACAGCGGCCATCCAGGTGACAAAGGATGCCATTGCCTCACTGGTGGAGGGCATCCACTTCGACGGCTCCGGAAACATTACGAATATCAGCACCTCCGGACTTGTGACGACCGGGGACTTCAACTCGCTGCTGTCGAAGAAAGTGAGTTTTGATGCGGCGGGGCATATCACGAACATCGACAAGTCGGGGCTCATCACCGAATCAAACCTTGTGCAGATGTTTGCAGAGAAAACCGCTTCGGATGGTTATGTAAAGAAATCGTATATAGCCGCTTTCGTTACCGAACTGCCCGACGGGAGGTTCCAGAGCAATGCGCTGGTGAGCGCCGACCTCATTCAGTTCAACGGGCATATCGTGGCGAACGACACGTTCGTGGTGGACAGGGACGGAAACTTGACGCTGAATGACATTACCGCCAATAACCTTACATTATCGGGTGACATCAACGGGAATGATGCGACTTTGAATAACATTACCTTGAATAATGTTACAGCCAATAGCGGAGTATTTAAAGGCGAATTTAGTACATCTATGTCTGGAGGAAGCCGCGTAACTATAAAGGAGGAAAATGAATATGGTACTGACGGAACATATGGCAGCATAAGAGTGTATGACAATAATAATGATAAAGTTATTGATATCGGTTTTAAGGATGGTAATGAGAATAGCCCATATATTTCGATAACTAGTGGTCATGGAAGTACTCTAAGCATTCTTAGTATTTCTACAAACAGAATTAGTATAATGAATTCAACTGGTGTTGGCGAAAGTGACGAGGTTTGGCTTGACACTATGTATGGATTGAGGTTTTTTGAAAATGGCATACTCAAGAAATCTTATCCAGCCAGATAATTAAAAGGATATTATAAATTAATAGTATACGTATCATGAAAATCAACTTTAGAAAAATCGAGGCCCAGACCTCATTCGAGGGCGGCAGACAGACCTTCGACGCCGCGGAAACCGTCGGCAATGAAATGATGTACAACGGCAGTATCCTGCTGGACATAGGCTTTGAGGACTTAGCTAAAAGCATCTACTATTCAAAGGATGCAGTGGAGATTCCTGAACGATACAGCAAGGCCCTTGAGCTTGTAGTCAAGAACTCCCGGCTCATAGCCGCAGTGAAGCGTGAAATTATCAACCAACTGAACGTCAAGTGACATGGGCTACATCAGGTTCGTTTTGAGCAAGCGCGTGACCGGTGACGATGGAGGTGCCACGAATGCGGTCATCAGCCGTATCGAGAGTGACATGGCCGACACGGGCATGCTCGAGACGAACCTGATAATGCACGCCCTTGCCGCGCGTGGCGGCAAGGTTATTGAGATTGTAGACTTCATACTGGACTCAAGCAGGCTTGATGACAACGATATATTAGGATAGGTTATGGATAAATTAAACAGAAACTTCGTTCGTGGCAACATCCTCAGGGCCGAGGAGCTGAACGAGCTTGTCGGAAAGATTAACGAGTTCGCCAAGTGCGTTAATGACAACAGCCTCGAGACGAACAAGGCGGCGATGCAGAACTTGAAAAACGCCCTGCAGGAAGTGAGGAATGCGCAGCTTGTCATCGGTACCGACCCAGGCACAGCCTTCGACGGCGCTTCCGGTGCGACGCTTGAACAGATTGTGCGCGAACTGGCCGGAGGCGCCGGAACCATGTACAGCGTATATGTCCGGAACAACATGGCCTCGCTCGGCTTCGCCACGCAGTACGGCGAGGAGTGCGTGCTTGACTTCTCCTTCATCTCGCAGTATCGCGACAGCCTGGACGAACCCTACAAGTCTACCGGAGAACTCGGCCTGTGCACCATCATGATGAAGAACGCCAAGTATGCCGACTTCACCGTGGTGAAGCAGATGGAAGTCTCTTCGGGCGTATCCATCAGGCAGGACATAGCCGAATGGCTGTCATCAGGAAGCAACAGCGTGAAGATTTCCATCAAGGGGGAGAATACCGACAAGACCACCGCACCGGTAACTTACAACGTGCAACTCACGTCATTGGGCATCAGCGCCCCGAACTTCGCCTGGTGGACCGCCTTCTCCGGAGACATCAACATCCCGATGATAATCAACGGCAACATCAACAAGACGCTGCACTTGACCGTCACCGGCGACGGCTACAGCCAGAGCTACGACAAGGCGATAGGCACAGCCGTGTATCTGGATACTCCGTATATCTACTTGCTGGAGCATCCGGGAGCGACGGGCGTATACAACGTGAGTTTCTATCTTTCCAACTCCGACAATACCATCCAGACAAAATCCGTATCGGTCAACATCATGTGCATCGCCACTGCCGGAGAAGCGGTGAAGCTTATGTGCGTGAACAACGTGGCGGAGCAACTTACCAACTGGCAGGACAACACGGTGTTCGACTACGCCATCTACGACGGTCCGTCCGCACTGACCGAGGCAAGGTTCTCCATCACCAGAGACGGCATGGAGGTGTACAGTTCCGAGAATGACGCCATCGTGGCGAACGCAAGGAACACCTTCACCTACCCGATGGAGGTGGAGACGGATGACGATGCCGACTTCGGCGTCACGGTCGGCGTGACGGACGGTGCGGATGCCCTGACGGAACCCATTGCCCTGCCGGTGAACAACTCGCTGGGCTATTCGGCTACGGCAGGCGCCGCACTCTATATCAATCCTCGGACCCGTGCCAACTCGCAGACGAATTACAGGAGCGTCATCAACGAGGCGGACAAGACGGCCGTACCGGTAGAGTGGAGCAACCTGAACTGGAGCAACGACGGATGGGCGGCTGACGCCGACGGAGTGAAGGCGCTGAAGATATTCGCCCGCAGCAGGGCCGTGATAGACTACCGCCCCTTCGCCACGGAAGCCGCCCGCCGGGGCAAGACCATCGAAATCGACTTCAAGGTGGAGAATCCCTCGGATGCCAGCAAGGACATCATCACCATTGCGGAGAACAACGTAGGCCTGCGCGTGTCGGGCGAGAACGTATCCTTCTTCTCCCAGTCCATGCAGGAGAGCTCGACGCAGGACGTACCTATAGACAACGGTGTGCGTATCCGCCTGACAGTAGTCGTGATGCCCGATGCCTACGGGAATGCAGGGTTCAACATTGTGGCCATCTACATCGACGGCAAGAAGAACCGGCAGTATGCCTACGAGAACAACGACTACTTCCGCAATGACGGCAAGATTGTGCTGGGTAGCGATTATGCCAACCTCTACCTGTACGGGCTGCGTGTCTACGACAGTGCATTGCCTTCGGAAGCCGTACAGAAGAACTATATCAACCAGCTGGTGACCACCGACGAGAAGCTTGCGGAGAAAAACGTCAACCTCGTGCTGGACGGTGAGGGTGTGAATATCGACTTCAATGCCACGAAGCTGCTGTACAACGTGTTTGTGGTAGACAAGCCTTTCCCGAACCTGATGAACCCTTCGGGCGTGGCGGGTAATCTGGAAGTCTTCTTCAAGGACAAGCCGGAGAGGAACTTCACGCTTACCAATCTGCTGGTGGAAGGCCAGGGTACATCTTCCAAAAAATACCTGGAGTGGAATGTTAGATTTAAGATGAAAGGGCTGAAGGACGCTGATGGAAACAAGATAGCCTCCATTGCGACCTATGCCGACGGTACTACGGACAAGAACTGTGTGCTGATGTACGACAACGTCCCGAAGTCCGGGCGCCTGACCGCCAAGAAGAACTGGGCGAGCTCCATGCAGGACCACAAGGCAGGCAGCGTGGATGCCTACGATGCCCTCTTCAAGGAGATGGGCATGAAGAACGAGGCGATGGCTGCCGACCCGAAGATACGTGTGGCCGTCTATCAGGAACCGTTCATCGGCTTCTCGAAGTCGGTCAACGAGGAAGGGCAGGATGTATATACCTGCATGGGTGAGTTCACCTTCGGTCCGGACAAAGGGGACGACCTCTGCTTCGGATATGATACGGAGGCTTTCCCGGAACTTCTCTCTGTAGAGGGCTCGGACAACGCACCGCTGGGGGCACTGTTCCGCGTGCCCTGGAACCGCGGCAAGTCATACTGGGCGTACAATGCCGATGAGGAAGCTTTCCAGTACAATGATACCAATTGCTGGGACTTCGACGCCGGAGAGCTGAATGCCGACGAGACCGAACCGCTCTCTGCGCAGAGGTGGATAGATTCCTATAACGCCGTATATGTCTGCAACAACCGCATCCGTCCGTTTGGCGGCACGCTGGCGGAGCTGAATGCTTCTGTTGCGGAATATCGGAGCACGGGGTATGAGTACTGGATTGCCAAGACCAGCGATGCCGACCTCTACAATCTGTACTACTATGAGGCGGCGGAAGGGAAATTCATCCCTTCGGACATCGGGGCCGGGCAGATTAACCTTAAGACACAGCTCAAAGAGTATTTGAGCAGTGATTTATCAGCCTTCACGGCCGACCAGCTGAATGAACTGTTCGTCAATGCGAGGAAGCAGCTTTTCCGGGCTACCATACCCGACTGCTTCGACATCAGCGACGCCGTATTCCATCATAATTTCGTGGAGTTTACGGCCGGAACCGACCAGCGGGCGAAGAACACCTATCCGTATAACTTCTGCACTACCGGCAGCAAGTGGCGGTGGCGCCTGGACGATGCCGACACCATCTTCCCGATAGACAACCAGGGTCAGGACCGCAAGCCCTACCACTGCGAGATGCACGATGTTTACAGTAACGGCCAGCCCATCTGGAACGGCGAGACATCCGTATTCTGGAACATGCTCGAACTGGCATTCAGCGCCGAGATTGCGGCAGGCATGCGGAAGATGCTCAGTGCCATGGAAAGCCTGTGCGGACAATCCTCGGGCACTCCCTATGACAAGGTATATGCCTTCTACAAGAAGTATTATCTCGGCATCAAGAACTATTTCCCGGCCACGCTGGTCAACGCCGATGCCAAACGCTACGAGATAGCCAAGATAGCCTACAACAGCGGCTCTTATACCAACGACACCGACCCTATCACCCAATCGCATGGCGACTTCTGCTCTGCCGAAACCGCCTGGGTGAAGAAGCGCATCATGTACATCATGTCGAAATACTGCTACGGTCTGTTTTCAAACAGCGGAACGGACACCATCATCGTGCGTGCAGCAGGCGACCTGATAGATTACGAGATAACCCCGGCATTCGACATGTACCCGGCCATTGCAAACGGTACCAGCATCGTGCAGGGCGCAAGGACCAAGGCCGGTGAAGTGTGCCGGATGACCATCGACCTCGGCGGCTCTGCCGACCAGCAGAACGCCATCCAGGCGGCGAGCTGGCTGCTCTCCATCGGCGACTGGCACCGGAAGAACGTCAGCGGCACCATGGTGGTCCGTGGCCGGCGCCTGACGGAGCTCATCCTGGGCAGCAAGACCGATAACGTCATCATCACCATCACCGGGCTTACCCTTGCCGACTGCGGCAGCCTACAGAAAGTCCTGTTGTCAAACATTGCCACCTTGCAGGGTACTCTTGACCTGAGCGCCTGCCAGAACATCCGTGAGATATATGCCGACGGCACGGGGCTCAGCCAGATTAAGGTTCCGGAAGGCGGCAGTCTCGAAGTCATCGAATACCCGGCAAACAACAAGTACATCGGCTTCAGGAACTTCCCCCTGCTGTCCACCGACGGATTACGCATCGGCCAGTGTGCCGGAAACATCACGGACTTCTGGATAGAGAACTGCCCGATGCTCAGCCCCATGAGGCTGCTGTCCGACGTCATCGAGGCACAGCAACCGCAAGGCGGTTCCCACGCGCTGAAACATATCCGCGCAATAGGTTTCAATGAAGAATACTACACGGCCGATGCTCTCGACATGCTCGCCCGCCTCTCCGACGGCAGCTACTCCGGCTTGTCAGCCGAAGGACTGTCCGGCGAAGACCCGATACCGGTACTGGAGGGCACGATTACTGTGCATTCCAAGTACTACCGGGACACGGTAGATGCACTGAGAAGTGTATTCAACAGACTGAATCTGGTACTTGTCGGTGAAGCGGCCATTCATTTCAAGGACGCGGAAGCCCGGCGCATCTGCCTTGGTGTATGGGATGCCGACAAGGACGGCTATATAACGGAAGAGGAGGCGGCTGTCCAACGGGCAATCAGTGCCAGCACATTTGCAAACAATACGCGGATTGTCTCGTTCAATGAGTTCAAGTGGCTAAATTTCACCACCTCGTCCAATAATCTGTTTACCGGATGTACGTCTTTGCAAAGTATCGAATTGCCGGAAAACAGGAATATCAGATACCAATACTTTTACGGATGCGTCTCTCTGGAAAGATGCATAATAGGCAATGGATGCGATACTATTTCAAAGCAGGCTTTCTGCAATTGTGAGGCGTTGAAAGAAATTTCCATTCCTGACTCAGTGATAACTATTGAGGCTGGCGCTTTCAGTGGCACCGGATTTTCGGAATTCGTATATCCGCCCTATGTCACAGCAATTAATGGATTGGGGGATATGCCACGACTGACCCGTGTGGAAATCGGGGAAAATGCCGTGTCGGTGACCGGTATGGGGAATTGTCCTCTGTTAAAGACCCTGATAATACGAACATCAACACCTCCGTCGACCGATTACTGGACACTGCTTAACGCTCCCCGGATACCTAACATCCATGTGCCCGACAATGCTGTCAACGCCTACAAGATATCAAACGGATGGAGCAAGTGGGCTGCGTACATCCGGCCAATGAGTGAGGTGGAAAGTTAGTATAACAACGGGGATATTTTTCTCTCCGCTGTCTATTCCTTGTTCTTTTTAAGTACACATTCCTCCTAAATTCACACAAAGATAAGTATTCCGGATGATTTGAGGAACTTTTAAAGGCCTTTTGATAGGTGTTTAAAGAGTGCCAGAAAACAAATGAAAAATCACATTTCGTTTTGTGTTAATAACTTTAAAAAAACTCACAAAGTGATTTGAGAAAGCATCACAGAACGTTTTGCGGTTTATAGTTTTTACCTGCTTTGATGCGGCGACTATACTGACAGAACCGCCACCACCCAATCCGGCATGCTTATAAAATGTTTTTATTCTCTTTCTTCGTGCTCTTCGCGCGCACGTATATATATAATGTATAGTTATTTTCTCTCTTTTTCCTTTCTTCAAAATTGTTAATGCGAAATGCATTTATGAATCAGTAAGTTACAAAAAAGTTTCATTTTTATTAAAAAAAATGATAGATATGTTTGGCTTGTATTGTTAAATCCTATACCTTTGCACCCGCTTTCCAAGAGAAGGAAAGTGGTAAGATTGAAATACTGAAACAGAAGTGTGGAAGGTGACACAGAGAAATAAAAAGAGATAAAAATATTTTTCGAAAAACATTTGGAACTTATTAATAATTCTCCTTATCTTTGCAGTCCGACTCGCAAAGAAAAAGAACTTTTCTTGTTTTGCTTTTCTTATCCTTGTTTAAAGGATTTGAAAATACAGGAAAGAGAAAAATGAAAAAACTTCCGAAAATATTTGGAAGATATGCTTTAAAGTTCTTACCTTTGCATC